CAACGGTTCTTTTTGAGTGGGACGGCGTGCGCCGGGATACTGCGCCGAGCCGAGAAGCGCGGCAAGTCGCTCCCACCATCCCTGCACGCAGCACTGCAGGCGGTGGCCTTGGGACAGACTTCGACTGCGATGGCGGCGTAATCACCATGGCCAACGGCCAGGGCGGAGAGGGCTTCGACGCCAGCGAGGACGGCACGGGGCGCGGGACGCCACTGGTGCCGGTCACAGTTCCGGCTCTTACGCAGAACCCTTACGCTGACAACATCAGCCGAGAAGACGCACTCGTGCCAATGGCCTTCATGGCCGACGACTACAAGAGCGGCAGCTTTTCCGAGGTCGCTGGTCCGCTGACCACGACCGCCGACCGCACCCGCGGTGCGCCGATCGCTTTCTCCTGCAAAGATCATGCTGCTGACGCTGCTGACGACCTGGCGCCGACCCTGCGCGCCATGAATCACGCCGACAGCCATGCGAACGCAGGCGGGCAAGTGGCGGTGGCTTACACAGGAGAAGATCATGGCAATGCCCAAGAAGCCGGACCCCGTGAAGCATTGCTCGAATTGCGGGCAGCGATTGGCGAGGAAGCGTTCTTCGAGTGGCGTCTTGGAGTCGCTGCTTCATTTTGGACGCCGGAAGTATTGCGGAAGAAGTTGCATGGCGCAGGCCTTCGATGCGAAGCCGATGAAGCCGAACGCCGGCTGGATGACCGGCCACTACCACGCCAGGAAGGTGGTCCGGCCTGGGCCTTGCGAGAAGTGTGGGAAGCCGGATGCCAGCGACGTGCACCACAAGGACGAGGACTACCGGAACAACGCTCCGGAGAACTTGATTCGGCTCTGTCGAAGCTGTCACATGAAGGAGCACAACCCGAAGGGTTCCTGCTCAGTCTGTGGCGATCCGGTGAAGGGTTTGGGCTACTGCAATCGGCACTACCTGCAGTTCAAGGCCGGCAAGCTCTCGCAGTAAGGCGGCTGATGCCCGTGGAGACGGAGCGCCTGCAGGGCTTCCCGGACGGGTGGACGATGATCCCGTGGCGCGGCAAGCCGGCCGAACTCTGTCCCGACGGCCCGCGCTACAAGGCCATCGGTAACTCCTGGGCCGTGAATGTCGCGGCCTGGCTGGGGGCGCGGATTGATGCTGCCATTCGTGACCTCAATCGCACACAGGAAGCGCAAGCCGCATGACCGACCCCTATCGCCAGTTCGTGATGCACAAGCTATCCACTGTCCCGCCGACCGGACTGGACGAGTTCACCCTGCCCGGTGGATTGTTCGAGCACCAGGAAGCGCTAACTCGCTGGGCACTGCGTCGGGGTCGGTGCGCGATCTTCGCTGATACCGGCCTTGGGAAATCCCGCATGCAGCTGGCTTGGGCCGACGCCATCTACCGCCATACCTGCAATTCTGTGCTGATCCTGGCACCGCTGGCGGTGGCCGCGCAGACGGTTGGCGAAGGCGCGCAGATGGGTATATCGGTGAATCATTGCCGCGATGGCTCCCAGGTCGAGCCAGGCATCACCATCACCAATTACGACCGCATGCATCGCTTCGACGCTTCGCGCTTCGGGGCTGTGGTACTGGACGAGTCGAGCATCATCAAGCATCACGACTCCAAGACCCTTCGTATCCTGCTCGATACGTTCGGGCAGACGCCATTCAAGCTGTGCGCGACCGCGACTCCGGCGCCGAACGATTGGACCGAACTTGGCACGCATGCCGAGTTCCTAGGCGTCTGCACGCAGGCCGAAATGCTGGCTGAGTACTTCCTGCACGATGGCGGTGAGACTCAGGCCTGGCGACTCAAGAAGCATGCGCGCGGCCAGTTCTGGCGATGGGTGGCTTCGTGGGCGGCAATGGTGCGCAAGCCTTCTGATCTTGGCTTTGATGATTCGCGCTACAACCTGCCGCCACTGCGCGTCATGCAACATACCACCGAAAGCGCCGGCCATGATCCACAGGCGACCGGGATGCTCTTCGCGCTCGAAGCCAACACCCTGAGCGAGCGCCGCGAGGCCCGGAAAGGGTCTCTTGCCGGTCGGGTAGAGGCCTGCGCCGCGATGGTGAACGCGAGCCGTGAGCCTTGGGTGGTCTGGTGCGACCTAAACGCCGAAGGCGATGCGCTCAAGGCGGCGATTCCCGATGCCGTGGAGATTCGCGGCAACGATGATCCCGACACGAAGGAACAGCGCCTGCGCGACTTCGCGGACGGCAAAATCCGTGTCCTGGTTTCCAAGCCATCCATCTGCGGCTGGGGCCTGAACTGGCAGCATTGCGCGCATATCGCGTTCGTCGGCGTGACCGATTCGTGGGAGGCCTACTATCAGGCCGTGCGCCGCTGCTGGCGCTTCGGACAGACGAGCCCGGTGGACGTTCACATTTTCGCGTCCGACCTGGAAGGCGCGATTGTCGCCAATCTCAAACGCAAGGAAGCCGACGCCAACGCGATGGCCGATGCCTTGTCGGCAGAAACCCATGACGCCGTGCAGATGGCCGTTCTCGGCTCCGTGCGCGAGTCCAATCCCTACAACCCCGAACTGGTCGCGCATATCCCCGCGTGGCTGCGAACTGAGGAAGCCGCATGAAGTGCCTGAACCAAACCGAAGGCGATGGATTCGCCATGTACCACGGAGATTGCGTGGAAGTGCTCGCCGGGCTGCCTGAGCGCAGCATCGACTATTCCATCTTTTCCCCGCCGTTCGCTTCGCTCTACACCTACTCGAACAGCCCGCGCGATATGGGCAACTGCCGCAACGATGCGGAGTTCTTCGCCCACTTCGCGCACCTGATCGTGCAGCTTCGCCGAGTAATGAAGCCGGGGCGCAATGTCTCGTTCCACTGCATGTTGATGCCGACCAGCAAGGAACGGGACGGATACATCGGGCTCAAGGACTTCCGTGGCGATCTGATCCGCGCGTTCCAAGCGCAAGGATTTATCTACGCCAGCGAAGTGTGCATCTGGAAAGATCCGGTCACGGCGATGCAGCGCACCAAAGCATTGGGCCTGCTGCACAAGACCGTGCGCGGCAATGCCGCCATGAGTCGGCAGGGCATCCCGGATTACTTGGTAACCATGCGGACACCGGGCGAAGGCGACCCCGCGGACCGCGTGAAGCACGGCGACGATTATCCCGTGGACAAGTGGCAGAAGGTCGCATCCCCAGTGTGGACTGATATTGACCCGGGCGACACGCTGCAATTTCGCAGCGCGCGCGAGCATGACGACGAGCGACATATCTGCCCGTTGCAACTAGAAGTGATCCGGCGAGGCGTGGACCTGTGGACCAATCCGGGGGACGTGGTGCTGTCGCCGTTCGCCGGAATCGGCTCGGAAGGTTACGTCTCGCTGCAGATGGGCCGTCGCTTCGTCGGCGTGGAACTGAAAGCCAGCTACTACGAACAAGCCGCGCTCAATCTCAAGGCAGCGTTGTCGCAAGACTCGCTGTTCGCCGCATGAAGCCCATCGCCGCCGCGAAGCGTGCAGCCGAGGAATCTGCCGTTTCCGCGGTGGTGGCGCTGGTGGAGGAATCCGATGCGGTATGACGCCCCCAATTACCCCGACGAATGCACGCCTGAGCGTGACTTCCATTTGGAATTGGCGCGCGATCTTGCCAAGCGGCTGCCGTGGCTAGACCAGGGTCGGGCACTGGACGTAATGGAACTTGAGCTAGCCGACTTTCTGGACGAGAAGCGAGACAAATACATTTTGGAGGACGTATGAGCAAGCACACTAGCGGGCCTTGGACTGTTGATCCGGGGCATGGCGACTACATGGGCGCAATCCTCGGTGCGAGCGTGGTTCCGGTCTGTACCTTCGGTTACTGCACCACCTATTACCCGGTTGAAGGCGATCCGCCGACCGATGCTGACGCCCGCCTTATCGCATCCGCCCCGGATTTGCTGGAGGCGTTGCAGCAGTGCATTGATTTTCTACCGGACCGTGGGCTGCCTGGAATCGCAAAAGACAAAGCCCGCGCCGCCATCGCCAAGGCCACCGGGGGTGAGGCATGAACTGGTTCCTTGTGGTCGGCGAGAACGCCGGCTCCCTTAAACCCGTGGCCTACGCAGATGCCGACGAGGCACATGCCATGTGCCG